TGNNGTNANNNTCCATATNNTNNTGAATNAGTTGGTCGGGTAAGCATGCGCATCTTAGTTGATGGTATAGATAGGCATTTGTTGATCAGGTTGTCGCCCTCCTCAGTCCATACAGCATTACCAAAATCACGAGAAATAAAAATAGAAGCGTTATAGTGCTTCTGTTCAGCCTCCATGGGTGCCGTCGTTGCACGCGGCACAAATTGAATCTTGAAGCCAGTGACTTTAAAGTTGTGGAAAGAACTCGCATAGTAATGCCAGCCAGCGCACGAACTAGGGTTGTTATTAATATAGTTATAAAAAACTTTGCTGGTGGAGAATGGCACATCGAGGAAAGAACGAAAGACCGTACGAGTGTGATTCATACGGCGATAAGAGCGCTTTCTATATGACGGTCGTTTGCGATAAGAACGGCGAGTGCGCTTAGAAGCTCGTCTACGAGTTAGTCTTCGGAAAGCCATCATAGAAATGAGTCAAATTCAATTTGTCTGCTTTACTTATAATAATTATCCTGAAGAAAAGTATGGAGAACTCCTGGAATGGGACGAATGGCGATACGTCGTCATCGGGAAGGAAGTTGGTGAAAGCGGTACCCCGCACCTCCAGGGTTACGGCGAACTCAAGAAAAGGAAGCGGTTCGACGCACTTAAACGTAAGTGGCCTGCAGTGCATTGGGAACAACGAAGAGCTAACCGAGATACTGCAGCGGCGTACTGTAAAAAGGAAGGCCGATATGAAGAACGTGGGGTACTCCCGGAAAATGCGTCGGCCAAATCCTCCAAAGAGGCGGTTGCCAGAGTTAAGAGAGGAGAATCAATGCGATCCATCATGGACGATCCACCAAACCTATCAGGGATTCGAGTGTGTCAACTGTGGCTATCGTACTGTGAGCCTAAGCGTAATTTCAAATCGGAAGTGCATTGGATTTACGGCCCAAGCGGATCAGGAAAAACAAGACTGGCGGCCACCGAAGCGGGGGACGATAGTTACTGGCACGACGGAACAAAATGGTTCGACGGATACGACGCCCATGAAAACATGGTATTGGACGATTTCCGAGCTGGAAATATGAAATTTAACTTTCTATTAAAAATGTTGGATCGTTACCCACTGCGCCTAGAGTGCAAAGGAGGGTATCGCCAGTTGCTAAGTAAGAAAATAATGATAACGAGCATTAAACATCCGCGCGAATGTTATCAGCAGTGTGAGCAAGACGAGCCAATGCAGCAGTTACTACACATCATAACCGTGCAGTGCAGCGTCCCCGTCCTGAGAGTGCAAAATTGTGCTAGTATTACCACAATTTTTGCACATTGCACAAATGCACAGCTTAGTCACCTTCTCTATACGACGTAGTAACTGCTGCATTGGCTCGTCTTGCTCACACTGCTGATAACATTCGCGCGGATGTTTAATGCTCGTTATCAGTATTTTCTTACTTAGCAACTGGCGATACCCTCCTTTGCACTCTATGCGCGGAGGCGGTTACATGATTTCGGTATATTTTAATGGAATAATAAATATGATTTTTTAAATGGGAGTAGTGGTGTATCTTTTATTCATGAAAGAAGTATAGTATGTAAAGTAAAAACGTCCAGGTGATGACAAGGCAAGTTTCTCAGCTACAATGTGGATTAGTTCGGTTCCAACGGGTTCTTCGGTCTGCATAAATCCTTGAGGAGATTGTTGATGATACGAATTAGGGGATCCTCTGCCGCATTTGAAGAATAGGGAAAAAGGTCGGGTAAGCATGCGCATCTTAGTTGATGGTATAGATAGGCATTTGTTGATCAGGTTGTCGCCCTCCTCAGTCCATACAGCATTACCAAAATCACGAGAAATAAAAATAGAAGCGTTATAGTGCTTCTGTTCAGCCTCCATGGGTGCCGTCGTTGCACGCGGCACAAATTGAATCTTGAAGCCAGTGACTTTAAAGTTGTGGAAAGAACTCGCATAGTAATGCCAGCCAGCGCACGAACTAGGGTTGTTATTAATATAGTTATAAAAAACTTTGCTGGTGGAGAATGGCACTATAAGCGGAGAAGTGTAATGTGCGGCAAGTAT